GATACAAGTATGTATGTAACACATTATGCAGCAGGATTTTGGATAAGTGGAAGCCGAGGCCGTTGTGTTTTGCGGTCCGGCAACAACTCGAATGCGAACAGCGGTCTCGCTTATGCGAACGCGAACAACGCTTCATCGAACTCGAACACGAACTACGGGGCGCGTCTGGCCTTCCGCGGAAAATTCGTTATAATTGAATAGAGCGGACCTCGTGATTTCGAAAAAAGCGTTGGAGGGAGAGCCGTAGGCTGCTCCCTCTTTCTTTTTCTCGCGTAAGCGAGTCGATTTTTGAAACTAATTTTTATATGGTTGTATTTTTGTCTGTAAAACGTTCCATATATAGAACATTTTCACTATATTTGCATTGTGAATGATATAAGATATGGAATTAAAAACGAGATTCAAAGTAATAATGTCGAGTGAAGCCGATGCATTTCTTGACACTCTGCGCCAAGACGTTAAGGATAAAATTATCTATAATGTAGATAAGGTAGCCAATGGTTATATGGACAAAGATTTATTCAAGAAATTAGATGATACTGACATTTGGGAGTTTCGCACCCTGTATAAAGGTATTCAATATCGTCTGTTGGCTTTTTGGGACACCGACGCGGAAACGTTGGTCATTGCCACGCATGGATTTGTGAAGAAAACACAAAAGACCCCACGCAAAGAGATAAACAAGGCGGAAGCCGTCAGAATATTATATTTCAACTCAAAAAAATAAGTATATGGAAGCAATTAAATTTTATACCCTTGATGAAGTTAAGGATAAACATATAGGTGAGGTCGGTACACCGCACAGAGATAAGTATGAAGCTGAATTGCAATCATTTTTGATTGGGGAAGCCATAAAAAAAGCCCGTAAATCCCAAAACATGACCCAAGAGGAATTGGCACAAAAAATCGGTGTACAGCGTTCACAAGTATCCAAGATAGAAAGCGGACGTAATCTGACCCTTTCCACCATTGCGCGAGTGTTTAAGGCCATGGGTATGAAGGCGTCTTTGAGTATTTCCGGTTTAGGAAGCATAACTCTTTAAAAAAATAAAAGGCGGACAATCCCTCGCGCCGTTGTGTTTTGCGGTCCGGCAACAACTCGAATGCGAACAGCGGTCTCGCTTATGCGAACGCGAACAACGCTTCATCGAACTCGAACACGAACTACGGGGCGCGTCTGAAATTCTGTTGGTTAAATTAATCGGAGACCCTGCACAGGTACGAGATTACCACCGCCATTCTCCGAGGGATTCGAGCCTCGGCAACAGCATGATAATATATATTTATTAATGGAAAGCCGGAACATATCTTTAACCACATGTGGGGAGAGGTTGGACCACTCCCCACGAGACCGGAAGGCGGTCAGCGATATATACGATTTATTCCAACCGGCCGTAGCTGCACCTGCGGTCTGTTATCCGTTATATAATCTCATACCGGAGATTATATCCGATGAGAATTTGGAAAGGTCATTCAAGCGTGTCATGGCAAATCTGAGAAGTGCAGATACCCGAAGCGGGAATCGGCAAAGAGAGATAGCTGTAATAGATGGCATTGAATGTTCACCAAGAATGGTCCGTTATGTAAAAAACAAGCATAAGATACTTGATGCACTGAAAGAACAGATAGGTAACGGCACATTCCGTATAAAGAACCTCAAGTCGTTTACTGTGGATGACGGACCGAAAGTAAGAATTGTGCAAGCCCCGTCAGTCATAGAGCGTATTGGAAGCAATGCGATTATGGAGCCGTTGGAAAAGCATCTTTCACCCCTATTGATAGAAACAACGGCTGCATCCATACAAGGACGTGGACCGCATGGTTTGTTCCATCAGGTGCAGGATACATTGGCAGAGAACCCCAATATACACTATTATTATCAAAGCGATTATAAAGGATATTATGACAGTATCGACCATGATATATTAATCTCCACAATCAGGCGGTATGTCGGAGACCCTGTCTTATTGCCTATTCTTGAAAATTTTGTCAAAGCACTATATCCCAACGGGAAGCATGGCATAAGCAAAGGACTGCGTTCCTCACAATTCTTTGGAAACCTTTACCATAATGATATTGATCACCGGATGATTGATGAATATGGTGCAAAACATTACTTCCGTTTTTGTGATGACATCTTTATTCTCGGTGAGAGTAAACGTGATTTGTGGAAATTGCGGGACAAACTACACTATGAAGCAGCTCAAATAGGGCTGACAATAAAACCAAGCGAAAAAGTGGCTCCCATATCCGCCGGTATGGATGCCCTTGGCTTTGTCAACTACGGCGACTATACATTGCTACGAAAACGGACAAAAGTAAATGCAGCCCGAAAACTTTCCAAGATTAAATCACGGAAACGGAGACAGCAAATAATTGGTTCATTCAAGGGTATGGCCTGCCATGCAGATTGCAAACATTTATTTTATATACTTACCAAGAACAACATGAAGAAATTTTCTGAAATGGGTGTTACGTACACTCCAGCAGATGGAAAAAAACGCTTTTCCGGCAAGGTTATGCGTTTGAGTGACATCGTAAATATTCCAATTGAGATACATGATTTTGAAACAGGAATAGACACCAAAGAGGGGGAAGACCGTTATCTGGTATCGTTCCGCAATCCCAGGACTCAAGAATGGGGAAAGTTCTTTACTGCATCGGTTGAGATGAAAGGTATTCTTGACCAAATCAGCGATATTGAGGACGGCTTTCCATTTGAAACAGTTCTCAAATGTGAAATGTTTGACGGAGGCAAACGAAAATACAATTTTACCTGACGGGAAAAAGATAACATACTAATCCGCTCGGTATCCGCTACTTTTGTCGTAAATCAAAATTCATGCAATGGAAAAGATTTACGGCACAAAGAAGCGGCAGGATTGTCTTGTACGTACAGGACGCTCCAAGTGGATACTGTTTTATGGCTTCGGGAAAGATGATGAGAATAGTGAGAATGGCTGGGAGTACCGGCATACATTCGACCATAAACCCACACTTTCCGAAGTCAAGGAACTTGTTGTGTCCGCTATAAACACGGCTACGGAGGAAAAGATTATAAACGGCTTTGTCTGGAACGGGAAAGCGGTATATCTTTCACCCGAAAACCAATTAAACTTTTCCGCTATAGAACGTAGTGAAAAGATTCCTTATCCGCTTATTCTAAAAATCAATGAACAGGAAGATGGTACGCCCATCTATCATACTTTCGAGAATGCAGATGATTTTATTGCGTTCTCCCAAGCAGCGTGCGCCTATGTGATAAAGACTGTTCAGGAAGGGTGGAAAGAAAAGGATGAAGTGGATTGGACGGTATTTAATTTAAAAAGTAATAACGATGAAAAAGTTGATTGAATGGCTCGGAATGAGTAACAGGTGGAAACACCTCGTAGGAGGACTGATTATCGGCATTTTTGCATTTGGTTGGTTTACCGCAATGTATGCCGGAGTTTTGACAGCAGGTGCTTTGGAATATAAAGACAAGGTGTATGGCGGTAGATGGGATTGGATTGACTTTGGTCTTACAGTAGCCGGAGCAATGATAGGACAACTAATAGGAGGAACTTTAATATGGAACAACTAAGCACGATTATCCAAGTTGTCGGTTCGCTCATCACATTAGTTATATTGCCCTTGCTATTGCTTAGAAGCAAAAAGAAACAGGCAGATGCCGAGGCTGAAAAAACCGAAGCAGATAACATCACAGCTTATGCAGCTGAATGGAAAGAATTGTACGAGAAGAAGGAAAAGCGAGTTGTCGAACTGGACGCCAAAATTGACCACCTTTACGCCGAGATAACCAAGTATCGTGACGCTATCCGCGAGCTAAGCGAAAAGAACAGCGAGCTTGCCGTTCAGAATCAAGCACTGGAATTCCGGAAATGCAATAAACATGGTTGTGCTGACCGCGTCCCACCAAGCGAATATTAACCAAATAAATTATAAGTATGAAGATATTGATTGATAACGGGCATGGTGAAAACACTCCCGGAAAACGCAGTCCTGATGGTTCGTTGCGTGAATATGCTTATGCACGTGAAATTGCAGATAGAATAGCACATGAACTTTCCGCAAGAGGTTATGATGCCGAACGCATTGTTCGGGAAGCAGTAGATGTTCCACTATCAGAACGTGCAAGGCGTGTAAACGAAGTTTGCGGACGATATGGAACAGCCAATGTGGTTCTTGTTTCTATCCACTGCAATGCTGCCGGAAACGGTGCAGAATGGATGAACGCAAGAGGATGGAGCGCTTATACATCGAAAGGCAAGACAAAGGCTGATAAACTGGCAACTTTCTTGTATGAAGAAGCTGAAAAAAACTTTATCAGTCAAAGAATACGCAAAGATAATTCTGACGACGATCCTGACTGGGAAGAAAACTTCTATATTTTGAGCAAGACAAAATGCCCGGCTGTACTTACGGAAAACTTTTTTCAGGATAACAAGGATGATGTCCTGTACCTTTGTTCCGAAGAAGGCAAACAAGCTATTGTCAAAACCCATGTAGAGGCAATAACCAGATATATTCAGAAGTATGGTAAAATGGTTTAAAGATATTGTAGCAATATTGTTTGTGGTATTATTTTTCACATCACTGTTTTTTAATGTGCGTTTTTGCATATCGAATAAAAAGTTACCTATAAATGATACCACAAGAATAACTGTTTTCGATACCATACCCTATTACAAGCCTGTACCCAAGGATAGTACCGTTATTAAATACATCACGCAGGTTCTTCCTACTGCAAAACCGGATAGTACGAAACAGACTCCGGACGTAGCAGATACGACTAAACCTCCAAATAAAGACAAAGACAGTGTTGAGGTTGAAATCCCCATTACGCAGAAGATGTATGAAACAGACACATATCGGGCTTATGTAAGTGGCTTTCATCCACAACTTGACAGCCTGATACTTTTTGCCGGGCGTGATATAATGACCGTAACAGGTAATTATCCCAAACCCAAGAAGAAAAAGTTCAGTATCAGTCTGCAGGTAGGATATGGAATAACATTGAGAGAAACGCCGCAATTTTCTCCATGTCTTAGTGTAGGTTTATCGTACAATTTGTTTGATTTCTGATTATGATAGATATTATATTAACGGTCAATAAGGAAAAAGTATATGAAGAGGTAGCAAAGACCACATCGTACACCGGTGCGAAAATGGATGATGAGCTTGCCTACGATCGTATATTTACGACGGATGAGGATAAAAGCATGCTTGAACGTTTTTGGTGCGAGAGTAAGAATACCATATGCAACAGTTTAAAGAAAATGCTTCTTGACGAAACGGAAGCTGACAGTGAATACAGGCTTTCGTTGGGGCTGTCGAATTCATTCGATGAAGCTCTAAAAGAAAGTATGCAGCGTAGCTTGTTTTCATTCTTCGTGATGAATGTCACTGCAAAGTGGTACACGTTTACCAATAAGGAAGAAGCTGCCGGATATGCAACGGAAGCTGCTACCTATATGGAGGATATAATGCGTAAGGCATTTTTCAAAAGAAAGCCCATGCGCCCGACATACGAATAATCATTAATTCAAAATATTATGGCAGAAAATAAGAAAACATTAACCGTGACACAACAGGTCAAAGAACTTGTCTATGATATTCAGAACAAAGCGTATTTGACGGGACAGGCACGAGAAGCGGCCGGCAAGAGCTATCAAGTCGCATCCAATATGCAAGCAAGTGATGACGATGAAAACAGCTATCAGATACGTCGTTCGTTGGCCAATGCCTTTTCCTCTTTAAAAAGTCTGCTTGGAGAGTATCTCAATGAGGATAATACAACAAGCGATAACCTGATGGATGAAGAGATAGATAATAACGGTAAACTTTCATTGGAGTTTTTGCTTCCGTCTAACTATAACAACGCTTCGGCAGACGCACTGGGAAATGGCATACATTCATATCTTGTAGATATGGCACTTGGAGAGTGGTTTGCCATAACCAGTCCGGAAGATGCCAATGCGTATATACAACACTCCGGGGTGAGTCTTGAAAACGTGAAGCGTGCACTCTACAAACGCAGCCGTCCGGAAAGACCGACTTATGATTAATTGATGTTCAAGCCTATGGTATATTGTCAAAACAGCCAGTCTAAAACAAAAGCGGTAACACTTGTATTTAAAAGGGAAGAACTGCTTTACGATGCGGAGAATTATTCTTTTGTAGAGGGCGACATTATGCAAGCGGAAGACGAACACGCCAGACATCAAGTATTCGACATCGGTCAGGACGGTAATGTGGACAGAGTTACGAGAATACTTAACCTCGTGCATTCTGAATGCGTGGAAATGTTGTTTCCTTATACGAAAGAAGAAATTTCCGATAAGCAGGAACCCCTTGATAATGTTATGACCGTGCCGGAAGAATACCTCATAACCCTTGTTTTGCCTGTGAATTTTTCATTGTCTACCGTGAAATTGCTAAAACATCTGATACACGAATATATGGTCTGCAAGGTCCTTGCCGACTGGATGAGCATAACAAATCCAGGCAGCCAAGCCAACTGGGAAGATAAAGCCCGAAATATCCGAATCAAGATACAGACTTCCCTTGTTTCACGAAAAGGCAAGATAAGACGAAAACTAAAACCGTTTTAAGAATAGACAAGAGCCGGGGTGCATCACGCATACCGGCTCTTTCTCCTTATAAACAATCTGATAACCTTAAAAATAACTGACCTATATGTTTCATTTATCGTAGTCTGTTGAGCATACGGGGATTGAACTGGACACTAAATCCTAACAGGCTTTCGGATTTGTCAAGTGTACAAATGAGTGCAATTCTAAATGCTTTGTACGGTGTTCCTCTGAAACCACGCATATATTTGTCTGTACTGCTCCATATAGTATGCCAATTAAACAAATCATTCGAACCGTACAGTACTTGTACTACATGTCCCGACTTAAAATATCCACGTTGAATGATGGTATCTATCGTCTTGAACACATCTGGCTCATCCATTTTGAAAGGGCGGGTAACCACTAATGCCGTTATGTTTTCAGCAGATGATGTAGAAAAATCCACAAGTCTGTTTCCGTCAGCCATTGCTAATGCTTCCGGATACGAATTGACATTGTTCACTATGTCTGACAGCATCATTCCCCAAAGCTTTGACTTCAACGAAAACACATAAGCATAGCGTACAGCCGGGTTATACACAATGATATGCTGATTGGTATAATCATATATCATCCGGCAAGCGGCAAGAAAATCAAAAAACGGAATCATAGCAATATCGTCAAGAGCCGTTCGTTCATTTTCGCTTGCTTTTCCATTATAAACTGATAGAAGTTTATCCGATCTTGGCAAATCAGAAATAGAAAACAAATCTTCCGCATTTAAACTTTCTGATATGCACTGCGCAGTAGAACCACTTATCAGCATAATACCTCTATTGGTGGCAAACAGCACTGCATTATCAATTTGTGTGATACTGTTCGTATTTATACAAACCTCCCGTGTTACAGGTTGCCGTGCTGAGTATGATCCCGTATTTGATACTTCTAAGGCCCATACACCTTCTGATGTAAAAGCATAAAGTGGAAACTGACCGAACTGTCCCTCTGACAAAGCTTTTACAGCCGAAGATATACCAAGAATAGTGCCAGTACCTATTGTATTGATACCGAGAACCGGAAAGTGAAATGGATTATTGATTTCCGATGTGTATATTTTGTTCGGTAAATCAATTATTCGCTGTTCACGGGGACTTGCTGTAGGATAATCACTAAGTCCTGTCGGAGGATTTTCCCAACCGGCAAAATAAAAAGCTCCGTTAAGAAATTTGTGCTGTTCAAGTGGCACTTCATAATATTGTGGTAATCCATAATGCGTCACAATAACTGCTTTGTATGCGTTTATATTAGGGTAGAACAAAAACAGCAATGGCGGATCCAATATTGACGCTTGATAAGATTCTCCATTGACCACTATGTCCCGACCATCCTGCTTGATATAGAAGTATACAGAAACAGGCATTGTTCCATCAAAATAAGTAGGGGACATTCCATCAAAATTAGCAACATATCCGTTGGTATATGTAATCATCGCTCCTGTGTTATACAAGTTATACAATTCTTTTTGAATGTTTGCGATGTTAAGTCTTGAATTATAAACAAACGAATAATGTGGAAGCAATTTATCATGACTGTCATAATCATCTGTCATAACTTCTCGTGTTACCAATGACTGTAGATAATCTTCTTCGATTACCAGTTTTGTACGTGTAGTGGAAAGTTGTTCAATACGGAGACTTTCAAGCAGGTAGAATTGCGATGTTGAACGAATATCCTCTTTTACATCATCAATACTTCTACGAGGAATCATCAAACGTCCACTTGGATAAGTCAGTCCGTTGGGGTCAAATGTAAAGGCATATAGTTTATTGAATGTATGATGTTGATAACGAATTGGAAATTTGGAGGTAGAAGCTGCTTGATTTATATGTTTGCATACACAATAAGAATTATAGTTTTCCGATTGTGCAAATCTTGTACATTTTCCGTTTTGGTCATAAGTATAAATAGGTTTTGAAACAAACACATCAACAGATCGAACTATATCTTTCCAATTTTTAAGCATATCAAGGCGAGACTGAAGAACAACGGCACAATCAAGGTCGTGTATCATTCCACATATTCGAAGTTGCGCATCTGTATACTTTCCCTTTCCCGTCAGGTGTGTCCAAAAAACTTGCGGTGCAAGGTCTGATGAAGCAATCATCAGAATCGGAGCCGAGTGCATTGTCAATGTTCCATCGTATAGCCGATAGGCGTATCTTACAAAGAAAGGAAAAATGAATTTGCCCTTATTTGTAGACCTTTCAGCAATAAATTTATTGATATGGGCAAGTACTTGGTCTGTAATTCGCGTTTTATTGTTATCAGAGAATTCATTCCAAATGCTGCCTTCACTAATAGCATCAAATGATATTGAAAATTCATCTGTCCGAACCATTTCACCCTGCAACCCAAATGAAAGTGGGCATTCAGGTATTTTTGTACCAAGATATAAATATCCGTCATTATTTCCTTTCCATAGAAAATAATGCATACCGTCAGTTGACAAGATGAGAAGCGTATTGCCAATAGCTGTTACCTGATATACCTCGTTAAATGAACGAAGAAAAACAGGCTGATGTGCGTCAGAACCATTCCACCAACTGATAGAATTGTTGTTAAAGATGATATAGTGCTTGAAGTTAGCCGATTTATGAATATACATAACCGAATCACCACCTTTGAATTGTAATACTTCGGATGGCGGCAATATGGGTTTAAGTGCACCGTTTTCGGGAATAACACCTATCGATGTTGCCAAGTCCCCATCGGCGCACTCATAGTCCGATGGGTTGGCAGAATACCCGTTGTATTTTATTTCTTTAATCATATCTTTCTTACAAAAGGAGTTTGGTAATGATTGGTAGCAATGTGCCATGATATTGGCTTTCCTTAGGCTCTCCAACGCATAATCTCGCCTTGTCTGTTACGCCCGACACATCAAGTATGGCGGAGCACAGCCTTTTAGATGAAGCTCTGAAATGTTTCCCTTGCCTATTGGATGGAAACACACATGCTTCATGCCGACCGCCGGTTGGCGAGCGGTATCTGACATAAAGATATAATTCTCCGTTCTCACTCATAATATCCAGGACATCACCTCGCGAGAGATGAAGTTGCTTGGCTATATGAGATGTAATGTCTATTCTTCCCGAAGAATAGAATACTATATCAGCCTTTCTTGTATTTCCTAATATACTTTCCATTGGGCTTTTCAATTTGATAATAGATGAGACCTTTGCTTGTATGATGTATAGACACAGACAGTTTGACTATACTATCACCGGGTAACCCATGCTCATAAAGCATAAGACCGACCGACGGGCACAGACTTTCAAAGCCTATGCACTTATACTTGTCATTATATTGAATATCGCATAGTTGAGTCGGTTGTCCGATATTTGGATTGACGGTGAAGCCGAAAGAATCTTGTCCGGCAATTCTGAAAACAAACACTTGGGCTGCATCGCCCTTTTTCGCCTTACCTTTGATATGGAGAAACAAGCGTTTGGATAGCGTGATTGAATTGTCGTTACCATCGGCAATCACATAGTAGTTACGTGACTGCCACCATGTTTTTAGTTTTTTGATAATCATAATACGAAAATAGAATGATTCACAGATTATTATGGTTTAACTTTTTACAGACGAATCGAAATATATCCGGCGTGAACGGAAAGAAACTGTTTCGACAAACCGGAATGACAGAGTTGTTTCGATTTCCAGTCGATGCCGATTGGCGGCTTCTTTTGTTGCAAAAATGTAAGAACAGATTTCTTGCTTTGTTGTTCCTTTTGTTGCTACAATGTTGGCATAATATTTGCGTCCGAAAAGGAATGCCATGATTTCTTTTAATACAGTTGAGTTCATATTGTATGATTTAATCAGTGAATAAATTTGTCTGTCGGGGTTCTTTGGAAACGGAAGAAACTCCGGTAATACTATTTACACGTTCAATTTCTCCGTCAATTTCCGTTTCAAGTGCCTTGCATTTCCTTTGTGCTACATTGATAAGAAACACTTTGGAACATTTTACGTGAAAAATAGTCTTCATCAAGGTGTAGGATAAATTTCCGTATATCTTCCTGAGTAGACCAGCAGTAATTAAAATTACCCCAATCTGTCATTGCAAAGAACTCTTTGCTGTCTGTTAACATCACTTCACCCAACCAACAATTAGAAACGGTCCGCAATGAATATCTATATACTGTTTCTTTTGCCATAATGCTTATAATTTATAAATCAAAATATTCTTTACATTTAAATCCTTTTCTCGGCTCAAAATCCTTAAACTCACACGTCCTAAATATCCACTTCTTATCAGCCCACCCAGCCAAATCCTTTTGCCATTGAGGGATAATCTGACGAGGATTGTTTAAGGCCCGGTAAGGCTGGCAATATGGTAAGAACCGCCCGCCTTTTGTTCTCCAATAATTAACGCGGGTAAATGCTTCCTTAAAGTCATTCAATAATATACAGTAGAAAAAGTATTCGCCCTTATAGCCATACTTATCAATCAAAGCCGTAGCCCGTTCACATTCCGCGATTTGTCCCGGTGTATCACAACCGAATCGTATACGCTTTATCCATTTCACCTTTGCAAGCAACCGGGCCATATCATCCGTCACCAGCCGGGCATCTAATCCCTGATTAAAGTCAACCCGCACGCCCATGGAGATTATTTTTTCAATCTGCTGTAATCCGTACTCGGATGCAAGTACGTTGTTATCCATAAGAATCACATTTTTTCGTCCGGCAGATACTTCCGCAATATCCATGTAAGGAGCAATGTTTCCCTCTTTGGCAGGCACAACACACCATTTACAACGATTAGGACAACCCCTTGTCAAAAAGCCATAAGCCAAATTCTTATCAACATTATACAGATCGTAATCAGGAATCATTCTATCAATTTCCGGTAGAAGAACCTTTTTTATGTCATACCCTGTACCGCCTTTCTCTATCTGATCAGCATTAGTTATCCATTGCCGATAATCCTCTGTAAAGCTGAATACTTTAGCCATATACACTTTATCATAATGATCGAAAGGATTATACCACCCAACCTTGTCACCCCTTGCCTTATGATAACTGCTGATTTTCATCAAGGCAAGATTAGGATAATTGCTATCAACAGCCAATAGTCCGATGTTCATTTCTTTTTCTTGTTTTTTCTTTTTCTGCAGCTCTGGCCCCTTTCTTGAAACCCTCTACAAAGCTGTCAAAACAAGCTCTCTGGATTTCTAAAGTGCATCTTTTCATAAGTGGGCAAATCGAACATTTTTGGCTAAGCCCTGCGGACTTTTTAGCGAGTTTCGTTACATTTTTCATTGGTTTATCCTTTCATTCTGCCTAAAAAAGCAAGTTTAATCACATCATATTGAGTTCCTATCCATGCAAATTCCAACATGGCATTATCGTCTGCAATGTCATTAATTTGCATGATTGGGTAGTTACCTTGATTTGTGCTATAACAAACACACGAACTGTAAATAAAATCCTCAACCTCTTCTTGACTTCTTGGAACATTGAAATAACTGTCAAGGCTTCCGATTATATGCTCTTTCAAGTATTCGGAGCTATATGCAGCAGCAATCTTATCTTGATTTCTAAGTGTATATCTCATAACTCATCTTTATCTCCTAATTCAGACAACGCTTGTTCAAACTCTTTGAGTTTCTTAATGGCGTAATCTCTACGATAAGTGATTATATCACGACTTGTATAATTTGTATAGAACCGGTCTATAAGGTTTTGAATAAAAAACCTTTCAGGCTCTTCGCAATGATTCAATAGAATTACATAATTCGTGTTTCGTGGGTGGAAACATAGGAATCTATAATAATTCACTTTGCCGCAAGAACATTCAATCAGCTTATCATCTATCTTTAGCTTCCTAATGTCTTCAGTATTTAATATAGGTTTCATGATTTAATCCTCCATATTAGGTATTAAATCTTCAATGTAAGCAAATCTATCTATTTCATCCCAAAGACTTTCGATTGTCAGATCAGTGAGGTTATCATATACCTTGGCTTTGCCGTTTTTGAATATAACCAAAGCTGGTTTTTGCGCTTTATACGTTCGATTGTTACTATGCCACACGCTATTTATGCGCCATTCTGCACCAGCTATGAAGTCTTCACTGCAATTACCCTTGCGTAGAACATAATCGTCTGCATCCACTTCTTTGAGAACGTTTCTCCGAAAATATGTTTTACCTATGGAATAATCTTTTGCCACTTTTTCAATATCTTCTCGTTTCATTCTTCAACTCCTTTCTTCAATTTTGCAATAAGAGCATCAGCACCGCTAATGCTCCACTGGGCTAACGTTTCGCTACTTGCATCCACACACTGATTATGTGAATTGGCTGAAAATCCTTTCATTAGCTCTTTCGCAATCTCGTATCTGCGTTGTTCCCAGTCTATGGCTTTTTCAAATTCAAGTGCTGTTCCGGGTATTTTTCTACCGTCTTTTGTTATGAATGAACCGCATGAAACCAGCATAGTACCTGAAGGTTCAACATCTATGACCTCGCCGGTAGCCTTTACTTTAGCTTTAAGTTTTTCAGCAGCTCTCATTTGTCTCGTGTGTTCTGCTACACAAGTTTTACACCAGTTAGGATATGATTTGCTGAACTCTGAAATATGTTTAGTCTTTCCACATACTTCACACTTCTTTACTTCTAAATAATCCATATTTATTTTTTATTTGAATTAATGGTTGTTGGCTCATAGTACTTGCATTTGCCTGTTTCCGGATTGTATGCTGGCCATACCCATTGCAAACGTGTATCGGGTGGATCGGGTAAATAGCGTTTGCAACTCTTGCGGATTGAGCAGGTAACGCCCGAACAATAACTATAATCTGTATTCATCGTCATAATGTTTTTAATTAGTTTACTGTTTTCTGAATGACTGCTCATTGCCGAAATTGATGATTAGCATCATTTCACGGAAACGGTCTGCAATTCGTTCGTCGTAATATTCTGCAATTTCTTTTGCCGTAAGATTGGATGAGACCAGCGTACAGAACTGCTCTTCATAGCGAAAAGACAGCATATCCATGGCGGCGGTTACGTAATCGCCATAATGAATGCTTTCTTTCGGTTCGGAGCCGAGTTCGTCGATTGCGAGTATTTCGATTTGGCGCAGCCTTTTGTAGCGTGCCACATCGGAGGTGTTGTCGCGTGTGGGATTGTTATACGCTTTAGCCAGCAAGACGAGTTCTTTAGCCGATACCATCATGTAGCCGCGTATCGGATATGCATCCGCATTGCTGTTATACCCCTCATCAGAGCGCAAGTAGTTTATAAGGTTTTGCAATGCACGCAGAATGGTGGTTTTCCCATTTCCGGCATCGCCACAAAGGAACAATCCGAAAGTGGAGGCTTCCGATGTAATCCAATTGGAAATGTCCCAAAGGTGCTTTTTGTATTGTTCGGTGGCATTAAATTCCCTATGCCTATGAGCAACTTCCACCCGGCACGCTTCATATAGCATAGCGTAAACTTGCTTGGCGGTATATGGCAATCTAAAACGAGTTACCATATGTTTTCTCTTCATCAGATTTGAGAAGATTACCTCTGCGTTGATTTCTGCTTTCGGGTCTAACTTTATCATCTTTTCTTTTATTTTTATCATTTACAATTCTCAACCATGCGTTGAAGTGCTGTTTGGCATCCTGTAAGGAAGAATGCCGGTCTTTCCCGTCTGCCAGGCATTGCACCCGGAAGTCGTCAAGACTGCTGCGCAAAGAGGAAATATTCGTTGCATGAAGCACTTGTAATTGGTCAAGCCAACACTCGTCTTTTTTCAGTTCGGCGATTTCTTCATCGATAGTCATGGAGTAAGGCTCGTATTGCAGTTCGTTTTGCACTGTTGTACTACCTTGTATCGTTTGTGGATTGTCATTCTTTCGTGGCAGTTTTTCAGTTTGTTTGGGCTTTCTTTTCTCGATTAGGTTATAATCCCCAATATAGCAAACACGACGGCACTGTACGCATATACGACTATACCTTTCCTGAATACCTTTAGAAGTCAATACTTTTTCAGCGTCAAACAATTCTTTTGAAAACAACCCCAGTGTCAGGCAGGTTTTGATTACTTCTGATATATATGCCTCCTCAAATCCCGTAAGCTCCGAGCAAATGAAAGGCAACTCTTTATCCCACTTCATATAATACCCACTCTTGTAGATATTGCAGAGCAGCAGAGCATATACCGTTATAGCTTTTCCACCTTGATACTTGATTAGTTTTCTTATTTTAAGGTCGTTAAATATATCTATATCCAGAGGGAAATAGTCAAGACCTTTTTTAAAAGTTCGTGCCATATCTGACTTTTTTAAAATTCATTTCTCAAATAATCATCCACTTCACGAATGAAATCATCCAGCGAAAAGCACAGAACATATTTGTATTCTCCGTTTTCACATATTATCTTTTGCCATTCTTTTTGTGATGGAGATTGATAGCCGCCTTTCTTTTTCATTTCAATGAGCAGCGCACCATAATCACGATTGCTTTTCAACAGAATCAAATCGGATACACCGGCTGTTACGCCCTCAGCTTTCAATTTGCCACCTGTAACAGTATCACGTCTTCCTCCGTTCGGCACAGCAAACAACCGGCCTTTTAACTTCGGATACTTCAAATTGAACCACTTTACGCAAGAGCATTGTATGCGATGTTCCTCATCGTCATATTTTTGCTTCTTTTTTCGTTTCCTTTCCATTTGAAGCATTTCCTCAAGTGTCATTGTCGCTTTGCTTTTCGGGTGTAACAATGGTGTCTTTTCCGGTCTTGTCTACTACAACTTTTTTCCCACCAACGGTTATCGTTGTCCTGCAACCTTCGGGGAGAGATTGTATGAAATTTCGTACAACAGGCGAATTGGCATTTTCACTGATGGTATCCGTAATGGACTCATCTGCGGCATATGGATAGACATCCATAATGGCAGTTTCCGCTACCGATGCAATTTGATAGTCGGCCATTGTGCCTTTCATACCCTCATCCAGTTTATTTACTGCATCACGCAAGTCGGCTGCTTGTACCAGTACGTTGGTAGCTGTCTTTTTTTCTGCTCCACTTTTTTCATCTAAGGTAATGAAATATAGCTTGCACTTGAACCAGCGGTCAGCACTGTCTTCCTCACAGGGAAAGAGCTCGCTATAGTTGGCACGTTTAATGTCGGAAACTGTAAACTCACCGGAAATAAAGGGTGTCATTTCTTCAATGATGCGTGCTTCCGCTTCCGTGAAGCTGAGCGCGTCAACCAGATAGGGTTCTGTTACTTTCTTGTTCATTCCGTTATCCATTGTCTTTTCATAACGGATTTTACATTCAAACCACGTGTGCATCATGAGTTCATTTTTTCTTTGAGTTGTTTACTGACTACAAGTTTTACTGTTCGTCTTGCCGGAATGATTACCGTTGTTCTCTTGTAGATATTACGGGCTTTCCTTTCTTTTGTGATATAAGTCTTGATAGTGCCAAAACCACGTATATAGACACTTTCACCTTTACAAAGTGCTTTCTCAATAGCATCAAAAGCACAATCTACGGCTTGAATAGCCTGTGAGCGACTAATAGTCGTATTGTTGATAACATGTTCAACGATCTCAATTTTTCTCATTGTTTTTATTTTTATTAAAATGATAGATCACTATTGTTTGGCCTACAATTCTCTGTTTTGTATTGAGTATTTTCAACTGATTTTTTCATTATGATTCTTGATTTAAATCCGCAGATAGAAGTAGGATGATGGCTGCAATGGCAAAACTCATTCCTAAAATGGCATACGTATATGCTTTAGAGGATTTGGATTCTAAAGCAAAATGAAAGTTAACAGCAAAAATGATGATATTCAAAACAATAAATATTATATCAAAATAGATTCTCATATTACTTTATTTACTGGTTACTATTATTTTTCCTCATAATCACAAATGCTAATAGGGATTCTTGTTAAATGTTAACGAAAGCCCATTTGTAGCGGCTGTTATTTCTATCTCTGGATATAATCTTTCTATTCCATGGATAAACTCCGTAGCATTGCTGTTATTGTCGGACAGATGCAGGAGTAGAATGTTGCATACTTGAGACAGGTCATTGGCTTGCAATGTGAGGAGACAGTTATCATAGGACATGTGCGACTTAATGGTGCGTTCGTAGCGTTTCTTGTCAATGCGCCCGGCAGTGAAATTTGCATCAAGAATTTCCTTGCTATAATTGCACTCCAACATTACATTGTTAAGACCGGGAAATTTGTATTTTAGGAAATAGGTGTCTGTGGCAAACAGCACTGTTCCGCACTCTTCATGACGGATGAGGTATCCGTAAGGTTCCGCAGCATCATGTTGTACTGGGAACGGTATCACTCTAAATCCATTTATCACAACTTGTTCGAATGGTAACAGCCCTTTTGCCCAATAGCTGGAAGAGAAACCAAGCGCATGTTTTGTGCCTTGACTCATATAGCAAGGTATGCAGGCGTTTATAAAATCGCCCACACATTTGGCATGGTCGCCATGCTCATGGCTGACGATACAACCAACAATGCTGTTTAGATTGAAGTCAAGAACCTTTTTTACTTTGTTGAACTTAACTCCGGCTTCCACTGCAAGTACCTCACCAGTCTTTTCAGACTGGAAGAGGTAACAGTTGCCTGATGATGAAGAACCTAACACATGAAGTTTCATTTCAAATAGGATTAATAGCCCGGTCCATCATCCTCGGTTGAGGCTTGGTTTTCGGTACTTGTTTCACCTTGGGTCTCTTTAATTTCTCCTGTTTCAGGGTCAACACCTGCCGGAACTTCATTGGAAACCGGAGCTACTGCATCATCAAAACTGATAGTGCCTTTGTTGGCTTGCGTGGAAATTTCTTTCGCAACCTGTTCTGTAACATCGACATAATCGGCGTCCTCTACATTTTCTTCAACGGTACGCATACCCATTGACAGTTCCGGTGAGTATGTAGAGCACCAGAACGAGGCGGCACGGTAACGTAACATCTGTTCGGGCATAGTACGCCACTTGCTGCCGTTTTTGCTATACCAACCCTCATCAATCGCCATTTGTATGGTAACGGCTGTACCACGTAAGGCAAGTGGTGATTTTGATGTAACCGGTTTTCCGTTCTCATCATGCGTAACACCTTTAGGAGTAGTCCATGCCACACACTTGACATTTGCCACACCGTTATTGCAAACTCCATTTGATGTCAATTCAAACTTCAGTGGTTCAAAGCGTCCACAAGTATTGATAGTGGCAATTAGGAACTTGGACGACCAAGATGGGCGACCATATACAATGTACAAGTTCTGCATTACCATAAGAGGGGATGCTCCAATGCGTGTGGCCACATCGAATGCGATTACGCAGTTGGCTACTGCTTCGGCTTCAGAGACCGTTTTTTTAGGTCCTTCTCCGGTCTTACCGCCAACAACACCGCCAATGCGGTAACTTTCGGGTACAAGACTGGAATTGGCAAACATGGTGGAGAAACGGTTGAGCGTTTCAATGGTTGTCGGGTCAAAGAAGTTGATGCCAGCAGGAACGTTACTTTGATGTGTAACCGGTGTGATTTGTCTTTCGTTCATAATTCTAATAATTAAAGATTTAACTATTTATTTTACTGTTAGTTGACTGTCTGTTGTAACCTGCAAGAATATCATTTGTGCGTTGGAAGCAATGAATGTATTCACGCTTTCGGCACGGTCAATGAACATTGGAGCATAGACTTCGTAATGCCTTGCCAATGTGTTGGTGATGTCAATACCTGCGTTCACTTGCTTTGCTGTATTGCACGTACCATAGGACACACCATCAATTATAGGAATACATACTTCGTATTCGTTTCCGTCAAGAGTGGTATCGAAAAGTTTCCAGTGTACCATGCCAAACAGCGAGTTCAAACGGCTCTCACAATCATCAATGCGAGCTTTGGCAAACTTAGCAGCTATATATTCACGTTTCTCTATGTCGGCTATCTTCTGTGCGAGTTCACGACCTTCCTTTTCAAGACGCTCTATTTCTTTATCATAGTTGGCGATAATGGTACGGTTGTTTAGTTGGATTTCCAAGTTCTTGATAGCAGATTTCACCAACTCGGCACGTTCGGACAGTTCGGTATCTGTCTGAGTATATGTGATATTTGCTATTTCTTTTTCTATCTCATCCAAACGTTTCAGGTTTGCTGCATACGCAGGCAGCTCGTTTTCGTTGATGGCGGACGGTGCTGCTTTCGGGGTGGATTTCAGACGATCATACAGCCCTGCAATACATTCGTCAATGGCAGTAATCTTTTTGGAATGCTCTACAAGTTCTTCATTACGCCTGTTTAATTCCTCTCGGTATGATTCGACTTGTGTCGACAGGGATTTTCCACGTGATTGATTCTCTTTGAGCCTGTTTTGTTTATATTCTTCAAACTTTTGGAGAGCGTCTTGTATCATATTGTCGGGTAAAGGCTGACCGCAATGAGGACAGATATTATCACCGGTGTACTGTGTGGCACGAATGGATGCCCATTCGGAACGTAATTCTTCAAGTCTGCTTGTTGTTCCAGTTATTTCTTCGTTCAAATACTTGATGCGTTCTTTTGCACGGGTAATGTCTATATTGCAATCCGATCGTTCGGAATGAATATTCTTCAACTCTTTCTCGATTTCATTACGTGTTTCGTTCTGCTTATCGGCTTCCTCCTGACGACTTCTCCTTTCTGCGGCAAGAATATCCTTCTGTTGCTGTTCGATTTGCCGTTTTTCACGGTTCAGCGCAGCTTTTTTATCGATGGCAGATTGCTTGCGAGCATCCTCAGAATGCAGAAGTTCGTTTATTTCTTCCAGCTCTTTCTTTTTGTCGGTGAGCATTTCTTCCAATGAGTTCCAATCCTCGGCTTCTGGTTTCATCTTGTCCGTTTGGTCGATACGTGGCTTGATTTCATCCGCTTGCATTTTTAGACGTTTTTTCTCTGCGGCAATCTGCCGACGATAATCCGCCAATGATTTGCCACTCAACATGTCTACGAGAGCGGTAAATTCTGCATTTCCCTGCGCCAATTCGTTGTCTGTTTTGGCTCCGGCAATGGACATTAACACTTCACGTTGAACATCTTGTTTTAACGATAGGAAATACTCGGTATTGGTTAGCATCTTGAAAAGGTTCTCATCAATGATTTCGGCATTTATCCGTTCCTTATACTCATTGACACGAACAGGTACGCCGTCCCATGTGCATTCGGTGACATTCCCCTTGAACACTTCCTCTACTTGTCCACGAGGTTTGACCCATTGCTCCTTATACTCTCGTTTGATGGTAATTTCCGTTCCATCAACGACTAATGTTCCCTCTACGGAGCATTCACAATGCTGTAGGGGATTGCCCTTTTCGTCTGTGGTGCGCAAGTTGAAGTCTTTACGGTCTTTGCCGTCCTTGCCGAAAAGCAGCCAACAGAACGCATCCATGTGCCTGGACTTGCCGAGACCGTTACGACCACAGATACGTGTAACAGTGCCATCTGTATGGAACTGTGTTGTCCTTTCTTTTTCTCCACGCCAGTTGCGAAGCGTGATTGATTTTAGCTGAATTGCTTTCATCTACTTTGATTTTTAATAGTGAAAAAATAGTGGGAGGAACAGGATTTGAACCTGTGTCCTGCTGCATCTTGGCCATTTGGGTACGTACCGCCGCTCTATCCGCTGAGCTATCCTCCCTTATCATTTGAAATAGTCTTGTTGTAACCTTTGTAGTGTACGCAGTTCGATTGTGCGGTATTCAACTTTGCCCGGACGCTTGCAGGGGGTTATTTTACCCTGCTTGCGCCATCTATCCACATTGCCACGCCCAAACATAGCGTATGCTTTTCGCTGGCTGACCATTTCGGGGTCATTGTGTGTATCGGCAAGCATACGGACTACAGAGGACGCTACATCGCGGACGAAAGTGTCATAAGTTACGGATTTATCGGGAAAATCAATAGTGAGCATAGGATTACGGATTAAAGTGAATACTCTGCACGATAATTTTCATCGGTTTTAATGAAATATGTAAGCACTTTTATTAGGGAACGTTTAGAACCGGGCTTGGCAATAGAGTCAACCAGACTTTCTCTCTTTTGCTTGTCTGTAGCAATAAAGATGTAGCCCACGTGTCTTGCTTCCGGTTTAAGAGGCTTGATTTGAGAATTTAATTTTTTGAAATTGATAGACATGATATTGTAAGTTAAGAGGTTATTCGTTTTCATTTTGAAACTCCATCCATGATATACGTACCAGTTTCCATGTGAGAAAGATGAATACAGCTGATACAAGATAGCCAATGAACGATGCGATGTTTCCAAGTATGATATGTGCCACAATGCTGACAACCACCGCAAAAAGCATGATGCAGGATAGTATCAGTTGTGAAATATTTACAAATTTGTTCATGATGATTACAAATTACGATATTCTGATTACTGTTATGATACGCTTTTCTCGGTCCGTTTCTGTCTGGTACTTACGATTCAGGATAAGTCCGAGGTCGGAAGCCTGAGCACGGACGCTCTTAGTCTTTTCAATGGGGAAAGTAACCGCTTTACCTACTTCCAAATCCGTTAAAGTTGGACGTACTTTTACTTGATTTTCTGCCATTATATTTGTTTTTTATGGGTTATTGTTTAACTTTATAGTGCAAAGCTAACATATTTATTCGTGGCGAACAAATATTTTCGTCATAAAATTTAGTGTATGCGAAATTAAATATTAGTCGACTAATTCAAGTTCCTGTAAATCATGAATTTAGAAATTGTTAGAAAATTGAGCGAAAACAGAGGTGGTGGATTAAAGAAACTTGCTGCTGATGTTGGAATGAGCGAACAAAATCTACATAGATGCATTAGAAACAATAAGATTCAAGCGGCAGACTTAGAGAAGATTGCTTTTCTATTAAAAGCTGACATACGAATTTTTTTTGATGATGAAGTATCAAGACTATCAAATAATACAGTTGAAACAAACGGCGATTTTAGTCCTGCTTCGATGATGGGTAACGTGTCTGTAGGCACAGATGCTATTCTTGTAGAACGAGTGAAGCATTTGGAAGAATTGTTGGCTGAAAAGGAGAGGTTGATTAAGGTTTATGAAAAGTTAGTAGAGGGAAAAAAATGAGATATATAGTTGGAATAATATGTCTTATTACTTCTTTACTGTTATGTGCTTGCAGTGAAGATGACGAGAAAGGCGCTGAACGCTATTCGGGTGTATTTTTGAGTATGGAGGCTATAGATGCTATTACTCCGGAAGATTTTTTTTCTGATGTCATATTGCATAATGTTGAGTTTGAAAAAGTGGAAGTAGGAAAAGGAGAGCCTATAGAAGCTGGTGATTACACTGTGAAGACAGAAACTACTTACAACTTAATCATGCGAGAATCCGAAGCTGATCTGTATATAAAAACAGAAAAAAGAACAGATAAAATGTTTGAGGCAACTTGTGTATATAAATATGTTTTTAAGCAGGGAACTTACGGAGTGATTGAAGTATCAGAAAATGCTATTACGGTCAACGGATATCCATATTGTAAACTTCAAAAATTTACACTAATACGTACTGAGCCAATTGGAGAAAAATATTCCAAACAAGATACAGAGACAGAAAATTACAAGGGAGTATTCTCCTGCAAAAGCAATGGTAGAAGCATAACTTTGTCAAATAGTGATTATATGTTTGAAGCCGCGCTTGATGGTAACGAATGTAGGTTAACAGAATTATCTCCTGAACATAAAAATATCGGCACATTAGAAAAGCAATGAACGGAGAGTACCCATATTGTAAAACAGAGCCTTTTATGGATGAATTGAAAAAAGCCGCATTTGAAGCCATCTACAAAGATGGTTGTGATAATTGTGGAGATTGGATAGATACATTGGTAAACTGTTATTCCGAAGAAGTGGTGGACGCTCTTGGGAATAATCCCAATGAGGTTTATGCAGAATTGGAAGATATATGGGAAACCATGGATTATGAAGACCCTCGAACCGGTATTTGCCTAACTTATCAGAATTGGGCAGAATATTTCACAGGGGAGTTTGCCCATACAATCTACAACGAATTGATTAAATCAAAGCAGGTGAACGAACGTAAATAATCCGTTTTAAAGCGTTCAAACCTTTAAGATGATAAAAGTATCGTTTTTCGTATTTGTGTTGATTGTGGCTTATCTATTTGCCTTAAATGGGTAATATATCAAGACTGGTAGCGGCGAGTTCTTCGATAAATGGACGAAAACATTAATCATAATAGACAGATACGAAGAAATTGAATAAACGAATATTGTTGAGAAGTATTATATAACTCATTGAAAAGTATCTTATTTTGGCAGCGGCGCAGGCTGCAATTGAGGAAGCATAAGCAATATAGGATAATATTTGATTTAGGCTGTAACGCCTGATAAACAGTTCGTTACAGCCTAAGTTGTTTTTAGGCGGTTCGTGCATTTGTCCGCAAAAAATGAGTCAAATAAACGGTACTTGCATACACCACGCATACACTTTTGAACAGTGGCGCATACACCAACGCATACACCATTAATAACTTATAAATCAATCTGATATGGCAACATTTAAAGTAGTCGTAAGAAAAAAGAGAGCTGACGGATTTTATCCAGTGTACATTCGTGTTGTCCACCGTTCAAGAATACCTCCAAGAACAAGGAGAATGACTAGCTGGCAGGTATAGTCGGTACGCTTTGTTAAATGCCAGACACCTTGTTTCCCAGAAGTACACAGGGCATTCACTAGGTATAATTTCGTCCTGAAGATTTCTGGCAAGGCAAATCCGAGCTATCTGGCAATAGCCAATAACCTAAAAAAGGAACAGATTGTCGGCTCTCTGAATACACTGGTACTAAATCTGAAGCCACAATCTACAGCTACAAATTTCTTTTGTATAATATTAAAGGCAAGGGGGTCAAACTCGTCAGGAATATCGCCACGTACTACAACAAAATCGTTTCTATATGATATATCAAGATATTGCATTATCAATCAAGACTAATTTCTACTAAAGTAAATTCACACATTCAAATACCTCCACAAATTCTTATGCTGAAACATATTAGATATCGGCAGCCTTGAAATTAAATACTGGCTTTATGATAGTTTCAATATCAACAGTATCCTTAATGTTATCCATAATTTCGTATTTCGATTTATAACCATGGGAGACTTATCATTAGTATATTCTGTTACTGTTTCACTATATACATCTTTCATTGATTTTTTGAAATCCTCCAGACTCATCTCCTTAAATGCCTGACTATGACTCATGATTCTCCCGGTACCATGAGGAGCAGAAAAGCTCCAGTCTTCATTGCCTTTCCCGATACAAATCAAAGAACCGTCACGCATGTTCAATGGTATAATACATTTTTCACCTAATCTTGCCGATATTACACCTTTTCTGATTATATTATCATTACCAATATAATTGTGAACACTTTCAAAAGGTCGAAAATGCTCTTCAGATGAAACAACGCCTTTTCCAACGATAAAATCCATAATCAGATTTACAATCAGTTTTCGGTTTATCTGTGCCCAACACTGGCAGATATGCATATCATGCAGATAGTCTTCCCAAAACTAACCTTGCAAATAACATAAATCCTGTGGTATGGTCAGTTTGCAAGTCTTAAATGAGTTGTGAAGATTTCTGATGACATCTTGTAATTCACTTTTCCGTCCTGCTTGTTTATACTCTTCAATGATACGATTTTTTTCTACCATCAGCTTGTCCCATCCGGACTGACATTTAACTGCAAGTTTCTGATAAATATCTGCCACCTGCTTCCCTAAATTACGACTACCGGTATGCACTACAAGGTAGTAAAGGTCTGACTCATCTTTGTCTAGTTCTATAAAATGATTTCCACTTCCAAGCGAACCTATTGATTTATATAGTCTGCGAACTTCCTTCAATTCACGATAACAGCGCAACTGCAATATCAATTGTTTTGCATTCTGATATATATCTGAATATTTTTGTGACAATGGAAGATAGTTTTCATCCCTAAAGTCACGTCCAGAAGGAATAGCACGAAGAATATATTCATTTAAAGCATGGAAGTCTATAGGGTTGTTGCAGATAAATGGTTGAACCAACATACCACACCCTATATCTACTCCCACTATATTAGGAATCACCTTGTCGCCTAAGTTCCCTGTAAATCCTATCACGCATCCTGCTCCGGCATGTACATCCGGCATAATGCGAATCTTGCAGTCACTGAATACATCAATGGACAGCAGCTGTCTGATCTGTTCAATAGCAGTATCTTCTATATTGTCTGTAAATATTTTCACATCATATCCATCTATCGTCTTCATATGAATATCTTTAATTACATTTGGTGAATATATCAATTCTGAAGATGTTTTTCTCCATGTCTGGATCATGAATCATCGTCCATTTTATCTGAGTGTCTTTTGTCTGTTTTTTCATAATACCATCAGATACTATCCTATCTAGAAATTTACGAACTATATCATCATTGGTCTCTCTATTATAATGAATTGCCACAATTAAATTGGATATATCATCTAAAGTATGATATTTCGTTGGAAGATACTTCTGCAGGTCACTCAATTCTGCATCAAGATAATTAATATTTCCAGACAACGTAAAGTAATCTATAAACTTTGTATCAGAGTAGTATCTCAAGAAACTTCTGACATCATTAAAATCAAAACAAATAAGACTGTGTTTCACTATCATATTTATAAATGAGCCTACAAAACCCATTACTTTTCTGTCGGCTTCATTATATAAATCTGAAATAGTGCTGCAAGGCAAACCATCATAGTCCACAACAAAAATCCCGTCTGCTAATTTTTCTATTTCATCAAGAAGTAGTAAAGCTTTTTCTCTCTTCTCCAGTCCCTCGGATGAGTGAGGTAATGTGACAACAAGCAATTTTACCTTTATTTGTATGTCAACGGATTTTTGTAGAAAACCTCTTATACAGCCTTCTCCTGTACCTCCACCAAGGCATACTATAAAACAGGACAGTATTTTATCGGTAATAATTTTCTCCAGACTTGGTAATATTTTCTGACACTCTGATTCTGCAAGGCTTCTATTCTTTCCACTGCCTAATCCATCTGCTCCTATCAGGTATTTATGCGGTAATGACAGTTCCTCCATTTCTTTTCTGTTCATACCAAACACACTTAACTCTGTATCGGTCAACTTACAAGCCTGTATTTTATTCACTATTCTGCCGGCTCCACCGCCAATGCCAATTATTGAAATAACAGGTTTAGATTCTTTTGGAAAAACAAATGGAAATTCTAAATTATTATCCTCCATATATACTTTTCTTTATTATATCATACACAATAAACATCCTTCTTCTTAAAAGAAAATAAACTGGCAGTAACATAAATACCAAAAATGCCAATACATAAACAACAGTGCGTTGAAATACTGTAAATCCAGAAATATCAGGATGTGACAATATACTGCGTAAAGGTTTCATTATTTTAATATTTAAACAATCAGGTCGGGAACAGGAACATCCATTCGGCATCAGTTTGTGATGCCAGGACAAAGACAAGGACAAAAGCAAAGTCAAAGACCGGGTAACATTCAAACCTCATATGGTATATATTACCCGTCGTGTTTTAAGTTAAACATGTCTCAAACCAATCCTTATAAATAGTGACTAATGATACTGTTCCCGTAAAGAAAGAATCGATATACCTTATGACATCAGCTTCTTTCAACCTGATTTATTCTTCCAATAGAGACAACTTTTCGTATGTCGTCTGAAGTGCATCCGGAACGATAATCTTCAGTTTGGATACACGATCAGATTCCTTTATCTGCCACTCTTTATATTGCGAAAACATCCGTTTGTACTGCAATGAAGCTTTGTCCAGTTCAGACTTATATTTTTGTTGCGATTCCAGATTCAACCGGTCGGACTCCCTTTTCAATGCAAACTTGATACGGTTAAGTTCACGCTCATTCTGTCTGTGTATCTTTTGCAGTTCAAAGAAGACTTCTTCCACCTTCTCCTGGCTTACCGAAGCTGTATGGGAGTAAATTAAGGTATCCTTTCCTATTCCATCTGCTGTATAAGGTTTCATCGTCTTGGTTAAAAGTTCTTCTCTGGCATCCGAAAACTTTCCTCCGGGATGGATATATTTTCCTATGGTTGCGGCTATAGCTTCAAGTGTAAAATAACGGTTTCGTTCTTTCACATTCATTTCAGCAATAAGGTCTTCCGCACGTATTTCTTTCGGAAGTTCTGTCTTTTCAATAACAGGATATCCGAATAACTGACACCATTCATCAAAGGAGCATCTGTTTATTTGCTGTATCTCCCTTTCCTTGGCTTTTATGGCTTCACGCATCCAGGCACAAAAAGCATTCATTTCTGCGATTTCTTCAAGCAGCCCCTTAACTTCAGATAAACCCTTTTCATCATAACCCAGACTGACTGTCTTCCCGCTTTCGGAGAGTGAGCCTACAATATCCACCTTGGTAGTAATGAAACTCATATTCTTCAGTTTTGCTTCATTACCCAAAACTGTTTTCTGCGCAAGGTCTGCTAAATGGGATGCAGAAGTTGAAGTCAGTCCCTTTTCTGAAAAGAATACCTCATTTACTTTCTCCATAAATTCTAATCCAATTTTTTAAATTCAAAATCATCCATACTGCAACATGCTTTTTTATAATCAAATCTATACAAACGCATATATGCTTCCTTTATTTCCTCAGCACCATTATAGAACGGATCGGATGTATGAATATTTGTAGTAACGATTACTTTCATTTCAGGAGTCAACACTGCATCACTTGTCCTTTTAATCCGTTTCGGAATTATTTCAAACACCCTGTCCTCCGTGTTTATAAATCCAACTGCTGCCATCATGAGATTATCTAAAATCAGATTACAGAAACACGAATCATCAACATTATTATTTGATAGTTCTTCCATAATTTGACAAGGGGTTCCTTCATTCCAGTCTCTATATTTCTTTGGTAGCCAATCTGTCCCCCAAATCCATTCTTTACCTGTACATGGGTGAATGTCATAAAATTCTTCGAGAAAATCATAATAAATTGCAAAGTCACCTTTATTATTAAATTCGTATGTAAGCCATAGAACCCTTTTCTTATTACTTATCCGATAACGGAAATGCCTTATCTGATATGAATTTTCAAAGTATGAAAAACCATGAAAATCCACATGTAAAAAAGGATACTGTTTTTCGACCTTTTTCCCAACCCTTTTCAAAGCATCAGATATAGGACCTTTAAGCGCTTCATCTATAACCTTATTCTTTAATGAAATAACTAAAAGAGCCGTTTTCATGAAATTTTTATTGAAAGAAATTTCATGTAGTATCTGACTTGATGAATAATATATTTTATTATTTTTAAACAATGATATCAGGGGAATCTTCATCTAAACTAATCCAATTTCTTAAAATCAAAATCGTTTTTACTGCAACATGCCTTCTGATAATCAAATCCATACAGGCGCATGTATGCCTCCTTAATTTCCTTGGCACCGTTATAGAACGGATCGGTAGTGTGCTGTTGTGTAGTAACTGTTACTTCCATTTCAGATGTCAGTACCGTTCCATTTGTTTTTTTACTCTCTTTGGAGTTACTCTAAATACTTTTGACATAATGTTTTATTTTAAAGGTTTACAATAAAAAGTCCCTCAAAACCCACCCTCATTTCTACATAACCGATATATGGTGATACTGATGTGCTGCCACATTCAAGGCTGTGCTACATACTCATGTACACAATGCTGGAAATACCCGACAAAATAACTCGCTTGTGTCCCCAAGCCATAAGTTTTCAGATTTTTCCAAACAGATTGGAGAAATATCGCCTTTATGCAAAAACTACCTCATTCATTTTCCTCTATCCACCCTCATCCTTTATATAATCAATGCTGGTTTTGCAATGTAATATATAATGTATACGTTTGTTTGATTATGAATCAGACAAAACTACATACTTACTTTTGTAAAGAATACAAGACATACCCGATATAACGGCTTGCCTTTATCCCAGGGCTCTAAGAAGTTAAGATGCATTGCCTCATATATAAAGGACTACACTAAAAAATTATAATAAGTCAACAGTCCAGTTGATACTCTGAATCAAGTTGTCCAGCTCCCTAAGTTGCTTGCAATAAGAATCGGTATCTTTACGCAAATTCGCTACATCGACTGTTCTGATGTATCTGATTTCATTTCTTCCGTATCTGGTTTCTGTTTCTGTAACGTGTTTCAGTACTTCACGCATCAGTGAGACTCTTGCTGAAAGAGAATCGCGACGAGCAAGCATTCTGGTCAGATTCTCCCCATTATGCGTAATCTGCATATTGGTACAGTTTATCTGATAGACCAGTTTCTCCTGCTTTTCAAGGCAGGAATCCAGTTCCAAAAACAGTGCTTTTACATCCTCGGCAGGAGTATCGCCCTCCTGAACCTTGGCACTGTCCTTCAATCTACCTTTCAGTTGGCTGATTCTTCTTTGCAAATCAGCCCTGTTGCTAAGTGCTTCTGCTAATTTCATAACGCTGCTGTTTTAAATTGACAATGCAAAGTTATTGCCCGTGATATGCCATATTGAGGCATTGAAAAAAAATATTTTTTCTTTTCGACGCAAATTTTCGCTATTCTTTGAGATTGAATATCCGTTTTTGGTTCTCATGCGACATTTCTTCTGTTCCCCCATAATAGGTTATTTCCCACAATAGTCCGGCTGTAAGTTCCAGTGGAGTAATTTCCACATCTTCATCAATGAGGATATCCATTCCTAAAATTTCCGCCCATGAATGATAGTTTGCCATAGGACAATCTCGCAGGTTATCTGCTTTTGAATAAACCGAACAGTTCATATCAATCATGGGGGTGCAGCTTTCCCAACGGCAAACCAACTTTATATAATAATCTGAAGGCTCTTCTTGTATGGCTTGAATGGACTGGTAAATCTTCCTCCATTTATTCAAATCCAACCGTTTTGCGAGTTCAGGAGCATTGTATCTCCATAATTTCAAAAAAGGTTGCAGAATTTCTTCAAAGTCATATTGTTCCAATAAGTGTTTAAAGGTAACAACTCCGAAAGAAATATTCCTTTCATTTTTTAGCTTCATAAAATATGATACGTTAATACAGTGAATTGATAACAAATCATACATCTTTTCTCCTTGTGAATGAATATGTCCGAACAGATGGTAAGCAGGTCGTGATTCTTCTACCCAGTCTTTTAACTTTCTGATACCGTCATTATCATCAAGAATACCTTGGGAAGGAAAATGTGTAATAAGTATATCGGTGTACTCAGGAACAGGAGATTGAATATCTGAGTGAAAGCTATTGCGTAAGCTCTTGCAACTTATAGAATAGAAAGATATTCCTTTGTATTCCATTCTCCTATCGTACAGGCACACAATATTGTCTGGAAACAACCGGTTGAGTTTGTCTGGATAATAATCAAACAGAATCTCATGATTTCCAGGAACAAATATACGTAACCGGGCAGGTACATTCGAATACCAGCTCAGAAAGTCTTTCAGGCCTTCCTCAGAAAAGTCTGAAATCACATCTCCTGCACAAATAAGTATATCAATATCCGATGGTATTCTCAGACCTCTGTGCATTCCGTGCGTGTCTGAAAATGCAAAAATACTTTGTCCTTTATAATTAAAATACATGGCTTTGATATTATAGTCAATACAAAGTTTTTACTTTATGTATGCCAAATCAGGGCATTGAAGAAATCTTATTTTAATGCCACAGTTTGGCATATGTGGTCTTATAAATTTGCAGTGTAACAGATAAACCGATTTGTATATGACAGTAAAAGAACTTTTAACTAACATCAGCTTTGACGAGTTGCTTCCAATTTTGAAAAAGTATGCAACGGATCACATCCATGATATCTATATTTTTCGTGAGGTCTATGATATTTTGAAAAATATTGAACCAAACGATGATTATCATGACGAAGTAATAGTATATTATAATGTCATGTTAGAATATCGTAGTCTAATCATTAGCAATATTAAAAGTAGTGCTTGGGAAAATGAATTGGCTAAAGATATTGTAGTAAAAGGAACTATTCAACCTGATTTACATGAGGTAGCTATGCGGTGTCTATGGAATCTTACTATGTATGGTTCTTCTCCTATAAAAAGAGACGATACAATTGATAAAATGTTCAACATTAACAATCCGACACTGCATTATGAAAAAGCTCTCAATAAATTAGATGAAAGAATTTGGAAACACCTTCCAAGACGATATAGATACTGGGATATAAATGGGAATCCTATAGTAATCAAGTATTCAGTAAAAAGGATGAACCGTTCCAAGAAAAAACGCCTATATCGACAAAAACAACGTGAGGAGTATCTTGAACTCATGGCCACGCGTGAAGCATTGGTATCCTATCTTTCTTCTTCGGAAAGTAGTTTTTCATATAAAGATGTTGAATTCTTATTTCACATAAAAGATCATTCACGTTATGAATACATCTCTGTTACTTACGGTAAAGACAATCGGATGAACTATATACTCCAATCAATGATAAAATATCAGCGAAATAATTGGAAGAACTATGATAGTGCTATCATCTTAATCCGCACATCACCAAAGTTTCCAATAGACAAACTGGAGTTGGAACTGTTTAAAAATAATATATATCAATTAATGGGACATAACAACATACTTGTCGGAAATATAGAGAAAGACTACCCACATGCTGAAGCAATAGTAATGCTGTTACTAATTAAACTTTAATTAGTACTTGGTATGAAAGAGAAAAACAAATGACAGCATAAGATTAATTAGGGCTCACTTAGTAAATACATTCATCATTCTCTTCAGATTGCACATGGTTTCCCTAAACAGTCATCAGCACCAATAGTATTGTGAATTTGCTGCAATCTGAGGATTTTTTCCAAAAGAAGACAAAGAAGTCCCGCCGATGCTGACCGTGGATATCGGAGAGGAAGAGGATAGAAATCATTATTCAGATTGAATGTTTATTGTAGTTCATTAGATGCGAACTTTACTATAGAAATCTATGGATATAAGCAAATAACCAGCTATGTAAATAGAATCTCCAATATGGTAATCAACAAAGTCGGGAGACCTTCACGGATATCCCGACTAAAACGGGTACGTAAATAGGACTGTGTCAACCCTTTAGCTTGTCATTCGTTTAGCTTAAGATTGCTTCAAACATATCTGAGTTTCAGATATTTATCCGAAAGTAAAATTTGAGGCTATCAGGCTTGTTTGGGATTGACACAGTTTGAATTACGGTCTCGTTAAAACAAGTAAGATTTATTGGCTTCTAGCACTTCTATTACAGTTTTTATTTTATCTTTAACTTCTTCAAAAGTAATACTATCTCGGATAACATATTTATCATTAGATAATTCACCTGGCAATTCATTTGTAAATTCAGTCAGTTTTTTTGTTTTTTCCTTGTCATCCCTCACAAAAACATTAAACTTAAAACAATTATCAGTTCCATTATCATGTTTTATATCAATCACTAAAGGTTTATCATTAAACTTCTTTTCAAGATAAACACAACTCTCTTCGTATGACCAAATATCATATTTCCAATCCTTCCAACATCCATTTTCAAACCCCTGTAGATTCTTTAGTTTATTATATAAATGATAAACACGTATATCAACATGCTCGCCGTTCCATCGTATCTTTTTCATTAAATAAATATCATAATCATTATTCCATCGAACATTCTGCTGTTCTATATAATCCCATATATATTTATCATAAAAATATTTTCTCCAGTCTGTTATAGGCTTGGAATCTGACCTGAATTTATCATCCGCTATCTCATTCAATATATCATTTATATCAATGTCTTGAATTTTTGATTCAGAATCAGAATTATCGAATACTTTATCTGCTATTACCTCAACAACTGATTCCAAACATTTATTATGGGGTTGCTCCTCATGCGATTTACATTCACTGTCAGATATAAATCTCTTCTTATCAGATCTACTACTCAAAAAATTCCAATTAGAGCTTCTTTCATATCCAAATCCATAGTGAGTAGAGCATCCTAATAAAGCCCTGCGTAAGCGCCAATGATCATAACTTTTGGCAAATCCATTTTCATCAAACAGACATTTCATCACCTCTGCATAGCGGATAAATTTAATTTTATAACTTAATTCCTCTGAGTCTGATTCTGGTTCTGTACCACAAAAATCAAACATAAACTTTATTTGTCCTACAAAGAACGGATGATTCTCCAATCTTCTTATAAATCTCTGTAATTCATTATCTTTAATGCTTATCTTATGTTTTTCTTCATCACGCTGTTGTTTGGTAAAAGCTTTAAGTGCATCTTCATATTGGTCACTCCTGAATATTATATCAAAACCTACAGCCAAATCTCCAGATAAATAATCAGACATCTTATCAATTGATTCCATAACAGAATCTATATTCCCATTATGTATATCTTGATTGATAATCAAGTTTCTCATACGATACATCCATTCATAAAAATCTCCGAAAGATTTGTAGGGACAAGCAATTACGGAATAACACAAAGCCAACTTACCATAAGGAATAGACTCCAAAGTTTCATCCAAAAACATCTGAAAAAAAAGTGTCGTTTTTTCATTAGCTTTCCAAAAATAAAGTTTCCTATCAATTTCATTTTGGCTTTTTATCTTTAAATTATTTAAATCGTTCCAAAGTGAACATATTTTTTTATAGCTTTCCCCGATAAATCTCAAAGCATCTTTATTAAAAAGAGGTAATCGGTCAAGAACATATAATGAAAGTCCGAAATTCTCCCTTTTGATAATCTTATGTAATATCTTATCCGCGATTTCACCTTTAAGAATATCCTTATTATCATAATTTTTTATGCCTAAACTAATAGATAAGTCTTCGAGATTGGAATCAGAATCCTCAATAGAACCAGCCAAATTCTGTTTTTTCCAATATAAAAAAGTCAAAGTGTACAATAACCTCAGTTGATAATTGTCTATTAGATTTTGACTGTCATAAAGATTCTTCCAGACCATATCTGTCCATTCATTATCCATGTTTTCTCTCCACTTGCTTACAAAACATGGATTGTCTTTTCCAAATAAATCTTCCACTTTCTTATCCAACCAGGATTTGAGGTTTTCATATTCTGTCAACGGAACACCTCTACCATTCATTTTGATATAAATATCGCCATTAACATCATCTGCACGAAGCGATTCTATCGTGTAATGGAGCTTTTCATCAAACCCTTCAAGCATTTTTACTGCATCATTGCTACCAAACTTCCTATCAATTGTTTCTAACGTTGAAATACAACCACGCACCGTGGTGTCATGACGCCATGCATCAATAAACCAGTTCTGTTCTTCAATTTTTACTAGTTTACATTGTGTAGTAAAAAGCTCGTTTATATGTTCTGCCATTTCCATACAAAAATCATGTGCATATTCCCGTGTCTGATAAACTAACTTTTGATCAAGAACTTTTTTATCCGTTAGGTTAATGATATTAGCTCTGGATATAAGATACATACGTAACAACCACAGTGTAGTCAGTCTTTGCTGTCCATCAATAGGAGAAAAGGTTTCTTTCTTATCATCTTCTATACCATAAATATAATTTAAATCTATACCCTTATCACTATTGAGTCCATCCAATAAATATTCAATAAAAGGCTCTATTTTATCATGCTGATTACCTTGTACATAATCCCTTTGCAAGCTGGGAATTACTATTTTTTTTAAATCATTCATATTTGCTCCAGTTTTTCTTTTAAATCACCTAAATACTTATCATAATCGTCCTGAGTCCATTCCCCAAGTTTTACATCCAGACCTGTATTGTATGTTTTTAGAAAAACATTCAATGTGCACCGAGGTATATATGTCACCTGGTATTCATTATTCTGATTATCTATATTGGATGCGGCAAGAATAATCTTTCTTTTTCTTTTATAAAGAGAATTATGGTAGCTTCGGTTTGTATGGCTATCCAATAAAACAAGATTTCCCAAGCCATCTTTATTTTGAGGAGAATTCTTTTCAGCACTGCTTACAATTTCATTATAAATCTGTTTGAACATCTCGATCTTAGAGTCTTTTTCAAAGAGATCAATTTCATTATTCAGATCCGGCCTTTGGACAAAAATTTCCGAATAATCTGCCCTAACTGAAGCAATCCAATCTTTACAATCCTGTATTTTAGTGAGTGGATTTTCTGTCTGTGATGCGATATGCTCAATATCCCATCTTTGCGAATAGAGCAATTCGAAAGGGAACTGTTCATAAGAGAATCTTAATCCGAGATTGGCTTTTTTAATGGTTTCATAATGAATTAAAATAGTCTGAATATTATGAAGTATAAATATTTTCCTCAGAGTAGCCTTACTTGTATCACTATAAGTGATTTTTTCCAAATCACCCAAACCTGAAATACTTTCCCTGACTTTACTCTTCAATTGTTCTATACATCCTTTCAGACCTGACTCTTTGTATACTTTTACCCAATCATCAATCTTGTTATTGCCTTCTGTGTAGGTAAGGTATCCAATATAATGGTAAGTATAAGGATTCTTATATAAATCCATTATACGTACAAAATAGGCTCTGCAATCTTTCCAGAATCTTGAAAGATCAGCCCTTCTAGCATACACCTTGTAAAAAGCAGCTTTTGGGTCAGCTTCATAAGCTTTCCGATTAATATTAAGTACCATGTTGAATAATAAATCCATCCTTGAACCATTATATAACGGCTCGTCGGTTTGAAGCATGTACCATAATCTGTCATCATTAAAGGCTTCTTCCATTTCAGCATATTGGGCAGCCACCAATGATTTATCTGGTAATCTATTATTGTCCAACGATTCCTTATTGCCGTCTGATAGCAAAATAGCCTTTATCAGTTCAGAGCATGTCAATTCTATTTTACCACTATTGAGATGAGCAAATGTGGTATGCTTTTCTTCCTCATTAACTTCATACCATAAAAATAAAATATGTTTACCTTCGCCTTTGAGGAGTTTTTTAAAAGTCTCCTTATAATTATCTGCCTTCTGCTCATCCGTCTTTTTATTATTCGGATTATCGAAATATAGTTTTATGGCCCCATACACCTTTGACATATAATACTCGTCTATGTTCCCATATTCCCCTTTTTTGATTTCATCTGACTCTGTAATAAAAGAGTATCTATTTATAAGTGTATTCGATTCAGAAGAATCTCTTTCATATTCAAATTTATATGGGTAGGAAGTTTTCTCATCACTTTCAAATAATATTCTCCAAAGAATCAAAAGAGTTGTTAGTCGTTGCTGGCCGTCCAAAAGTTCATATTTATTATCTCCTATTTTCACAACAGCCAAGGGTTGCATACAATAATAAGTTTTCTCTTGTTTTAGAAATTCTGAAAAATCTTCAAGCATTTGTTTTGCTTGTTTTTCTTTCCACTTATATGCACGTTGCAGATATGGTATAATAAACGTAACACTTTCCTGACATACGTTACTATCCTTATCGATATCTACATTTATACAATCAAATGTTCTTTTCTTTAATACACCCATATATTTCAATTATTTATGAATTTTCATTATTTACTTCTAGCTCCCTCAAATACAACCTCGCACACATCTCCGCATCATAACCGGCACGATGGTGCGTCCCTTGCTCTATCCCCAATTGTTCACAAAGATAATCCAGTGAATTACATCCAAAGGAGTAAATCTTCCGTGCCATTTGCAAAGAACATATCCATTTCAGCTCAGGTAGATGAATGCGGTAGAGTTCAGCAGAATGCTGCAAGCAGCTTCTGTCGAAAGGTACGTTATGTGCTACAAAAGTATCGAACTCATCCAGATAAGTCCGTTCTATTTCTTCCCATACTTGACGAAAATCAGGAGCATCTTCTGTATCCTGTGGTCGGATACCGTGTACTTTTATGTTCCAATACTGATAACGGTTGTCTTCCGGACGTACCAGCCATGAACGGGTCTCTGCTATTTCTCCGTGTCGTACAACACAGATTCCCACCTCACATATTGAAGCACGTTTGGAGGTAGCCGTTTCAAAGTCTATTGCTATGAAATTTATATCTGATTTA